TTTACAGTTCTGCCTACAGCAGTACCAATACCAGTACCTTGTGGTGTTTGAATTGCGTTGTCGTATCTGATTGTAAGTGCTACAGTTACAGCATCTGAAGTTGCATAAGCCAACTGATTGTAGTTTGCACTCTCAAGATAACATCCGTACAATTCAAAAGTCTCTAAAACTGTTGCTGTGTTAGCACCGTTACCACCATCTAAAATTTCGATTCTAGTAACGAATTTATAGTCTGCACCCGAAGCCGCACTTGACTGTTCAAAGAAGTCGAACTGTTTCTGTAACTGTTCGCCAACAAGTTTTTGTACGTTGTTGGATACATCTTCACGTAAGTTAAGTGTGATTGGTTCCCAAGTATGTTTACCTGCTAAAAATACTTTTGAGTTGTAAACATCTAAGGTGATCTGTTCGAATGAAACGTTAGGTCTAGTAACGTCAACTACTTGCTTAGTAAGTTCTGTAGTTGGGGTACTCACACCAAAGTTTTCTAGCGATACCCTAAAGCGGTATTGCAGTTTCGGCATTAACAAACCTTGAGAACTTGAACTTGCGTTACTGTCCAAAGGCACTGTTAATCTTGAGAGTGATGAAATTGCCATTATTTGCTCCTATTAATATTATTTATCATATTATAGTCCCGCTATCTCGCCAGTATTTTTAAGTCTTAGTGGAATGTAAATAAATTCTACTGCTTTTACTGGTTCAATCGCTATGTCTACATATAACTCGTTTCTGTCAATTCTTGAAGGTGTGTTATTTGATTCATCACACACTACCAAGAAGTCATATAACGCTCTTTGTCCTACAAGTTCTAGCATTAAACTATCAACTTGCTGTTTAATTTCGTCCCTTGTAATCTTATCGTTTGGTTCAAAGATATAAGGTTTAGCAAGTTTGTTCAATTGTGAACGTAAGTAAATTACTAGTCTTGCAACGTTAATTCTATCTAACGAACTTGCATTTCTTGCTCTTGTCTTTTGACCATAGTTAACAAGTCCAGCACCAGTTAAGAATGTAATTGGGTTAACTGCATTGCTGTACAATGTGTCTCTTTGACCTTCGTTAAGAGCAACTGTTTTAAACTCGCCTTCAGCATCAATGTAACCTGCACTTGAAGCGTTAGTAATACCACCACGTCTTGTACCTGCTGGTGCAAACCATGGATAAGAAACACTGTCACTTAGTGCAATAGTTCTTAAGATACCGTGTGATGCTGGTACAACTACGTTGTTACCGGCGTTATCACTTGTGAATAAACTTGGATAAAAGATACCAACATATTCATCACGGCTAACAAGACCGTCATCGTTATCTTCAACTGCACCTGCTACGTTATTAGCCCAATTATTAAGTGTTGTTGCATCACTCTTAAGTCTAAATGGAGCGTCACCAATAACAAATGCTGTTAAGCCTCTGTCGTAGTTTAGTGAAATCATTTCGCCAATTAGTTCTGAGTAACCTGGGCAAGCCATTAAGTTAAAGATTCTTGATTCGTTATCTCTAATGTCGTCGTTTGAGTTAACAAGTGCTTGGAAGCCTTGTACAACTACTTTACGCTGTGCTTTTCTACCAAATGATCCTGAACCATCTGGTTGGTTTGCTGACTCAGTTACCCATCTATGTGGATAGTAATTTGTCATTAACACACCGTCGTCTGTACCGCGGATGTTACGCTCTGCTGTATCAATTGCATTACGTACAAACTTTTTAACGTTAAAGCCAGAACGTCTTAGGTTCCATAGCAACATACCTTTTGGATATAGTGCTGGATCTGGAGCGTCTGGATCTAAGTAGTTACTTGTTAATAAATCTACAATAGCACCTGCTTCGTCACTGTTTGCACCTGCTGTATTGTAACGTGCATCTGCAAATAGTACACCGTTATCAGTTGACTGATCTGAACTATCTCTTAATACCCATTTCTTAGTTGTGAAATTGTATTGATAAACTTGTGGATAGTTTTCTAAGTCTGCTGTTGAAATCCAAAGATCGCCTTCAACTAGATCTGACCCGTCTGACTGTTTAGTAGGCTCTGTTGCTGAAACAATAGGACCTTCTGGTGAAGTAGATGCGTAACTAACGCTACCTGATTGATAGTTTTGATAACCTACCCAATCAGTACCGTTGTGGATTAGCATATCAACTTCGTCAACAACTGAATTGTACCATAGTTGACCATCATTTGCTAAAGCACTTGGTGCGTCATCGTTAGCAGTGTAAGTTAATACTTGCCAGTTAGAAGCCATAAACTCTTTAGGACTTGTAGAACTGTCAGTACCAGGTACATAATATAAGTTAGCAGTACCTTCTGTTGCACTTACATATGGAGTGAATCCCATATTTCCCAACATACCTGATGTGTCAACAAATCTAATTTCGCCGCCATCGTTGTGTTCAATAACAACTTTGTTTGAACCATCAACTGATGCAACAACGTTTGTTAAACCTGCTGAGTTAATTTGTCCTGCAATTTCGTCTGCATCTGTCGCCGCGCCTGTTGCAACAACTTGTACTGTTACTGGCGAACTCATTGTTGCTGAGTTTGTAGTAGACTCTGAAATTGTAAATGTATAAGTGCTTGATGCTACTTTTCCAGCAGTAATCACATCTGATACTATTTTAGTAGAACCAGCGTTTGCACGTTTGAATAATTTAAAGTTAAACTCTGCATCTGCTTCTTCAGTGACATTTGATTGTGCATAGTAATTGTCAACTGAAAGATTTAAGCCGCCGCCTGTTGAGTCTAAGTTTTTAAGTGCTG